TTACGCCAGTTTTAAACCAGCTTGATTTCCTCCTTGTGTCGTATTTGTGTCGCCAGCGCCAAAAATGGCGTCAATTTTCCGTGCGTGTTCGGTCAGGTGGTTCGGCGCCAGGTGAGCATAACGGCGCACCATCTCGATGCTTTCCCATCCTCCCATTTCCTGTAAAACAGAAAGCGGGACGCCGGACTGGATCAGCCAACTCGCCCAGGTGTGCCGGAGGTCGTGAAAACGGAAATCCTCGATCCCCGCTTTTTTCAACCCGGCGCGCCAGGCGTTATTGTCATCCACCCGCATTTTTCTAACCGCGGGCGTCAGTGTCCCATCGGGGCGATGCTTTGCCGTCGTGTGAACGAACACCCACCGGGAGTGCTTCCCTATCTGATCCCTTAATACCCTGCATGCGGTATCATTCAGAGCCACGCCAATCGCCTTGCCCGCTTTTGCGTTCTCCGGATTTACCCATGCAACCTTTCTCTGCATATCGACCTGCTGCCACTCAAGCCCGATGATGTTTGAGCGGCGCAGGCCGGTTGCCAGTGCAAATATCACCACTGGCTTAATGCTCTCCGGCATGCACTCGATCAATCGCTCAGCTTCTTCTCTGGTCAGCCACCGTATCCGCTTACTGATCGGCTTGCGGGTTTTGATAACAGGAGCTGTTTTTATCCAGCCCCAGTCATTCGCCGCGGCCCTGAGAAGGGATCGAATGAAAGAAAGGTGTTGCGCCTTCGTAGCCTGCGAAACATGCCGTGGTTTGTACTCCGGAACAGGCTTACCCTTCCTCATCGAGGCATCACGCTTACTCTCCCACACCTGCAGATGCTTACGGTTGATCATCCCGTTAACGGCTTCATGAACTTCCTCCGCCGTTATCTTCGAGACATCACGGCCGGAAAAATGCTGCAGCCAAAACTCAATTTTGGTTTTGTCATCATCCAGCGATCGCTTATGGTCCTTTTCCCGCAGCCACCGGATGCAGCATTCTTCGAAGGTTCTGACGGGCAGGTCGCCGATCTGGTCAACCCGCCACGCTTCCGCCTTCAGCTTGTCGTGGAGCTCCTGAGCCTGCTTTTTGTCCCCCGTGCCAAGAGATCGCCTAACTCTTTTTCCTGACGGCGTAAAGAAATGACAGTGCCACACGCCGCCCCTGAGGGTGATTGACATAAAACTTCTCCTTTATGTTCACCCGCGTTCGCGATGACAGGATCGCGCGGGGTTTTCAAATATGCAATACACGCCGCCTCAGTCGTTCTGTACTTGTTGCCGACCTTGCGGCCGGCGAGCTCCCCAGAATCAATCAGGCGGTAGATCACCCGCGCAGACACGATGAGCAAATCGGCGGCCTGCTGTGCTGTTATCGGTTTGTCAGATGCCATATTTCCTCCCGGTTACGCCGCCCGCTGCGAGCGCAGTTTCTTAATGTGTTCGCTCTGCTCCAGATCTGCCTTTATCTGCTGGGCCTCTTCGTGAGAGAGCGGCTCGAAATCATTATTAAAGCGGTCTATGCTTGCTGTGTTGATCCGCCCCTGGCGCCAGTAGCGAACCACCTTATCGTCACTGCCGGCGACAATTACCGGCCATCCGTGGCAATCAGCAAAGACTTGGCCTCTCTGAATTAACTTGAACATCACGGCCTCCAATGCTTACCGCGCAATTCCTCTTCTTCTTGACAGTCAGCACAGCGCTGGCAGCCAGCCACCAGTTCCCGGCGCCGCTCGGGTATCTCTTCCCCGCAGTCGCGGCAGTGAGTAGCTGAAACTGCGTTGCGGTTGATGCGCATGTTCTGGATGGTCATTTCCAGCCGGCGCTCTGCCAGCTCGTTGGCCTGATCGATGATTTCTGGCATGTCAGCGCTCCTTTATCTTTCCGTTCAAAATGCCGATTTCCACATAGAGATGGCTTGGCGTTAACCCAAGCTGCCTTATCAGCGGCATGCATCCGTTGAGGATCGGTCGTGATATCTCATCGCAACTTAAAGCGGGAGATGACCGCCGTTTTGCCTTAACCTCATCGTTAGCCCTGCGCGCGATGCTTCTGAGCGCATTTTTCTTTTCTTCTGGCGTCATGCTGCCTCCCGCTTCTTATTGAGGTGGGGTGCATTCGAAAGGAAAACGGCCCTTGCAAATCCAAGAGGCGTTGCGCTGCGAATGTTGGCGCGCTCGTCGCTGGGCGGACATTCGTGAATTCGGTTGTCCGGATACCAGTCAGTCACCAATCCGGCAAAGGACGTTCCGGATATGGCCTCGATCGCCTTTTTCTTCGGCATCATGCGGCCGCAGGCCAGCTTCACGGCGTCGATAGCCGCTTCAACCATCGGGTGCATATTCTCTGCCGGCGCCTTGAAGCCGTTACCCGTCCAGAGGCATGTCTGCTTCGTGTAGTTGTCATCCGCGCACAGACCAGTGAACTGGTACGGATGGAACGTGTAATCGGCAGAGCCGAAGATGCTACTGAACACGCTCACCGGGTTTTCGAATGCCCACGGGCAGCCAGCCGCCAAGCCAACCATCCGGCATTGCTCAGCGACCAGCGCGGCCTTGCCCTGGAAATGCGGGTCTTTGGCGCGCTTGGACTCGAACCAGCGGGACCCGGAAACAGCCACGTCCGTGCATGGTGGGAAGCCGATGACGATGACGACGTTCTCAGAGCGGATGATCTGAGATAGCCGCGGCATCGCCTCAAGGATGGTTGCCGATATGCGCTCAACAGGACCGTCGATTGAAGTCTCAGGGTGCTGCGGGTCCACCAGGACGGCGCGATAACCCGCTTCGACCCATGGCTCAGCCATTTTCCCGGTTAAATCACAGAGGCAGATAACAGTCCCTTTGCTCATGCTGCCTCCGTCTTCACAACGTCGATGGCGCAGCCGGGGATCAACTCAACGGAAGCGGTGGCGCACTGGTTCCCCCAGTGGCTCCAGCCTGGCGCTGCGCTGCGGCTGAACAGCTCAATCCGCGGCACGTCGCCGTAGAGCAGTTCCAGGCGGTGGCGAACCTCCCACGGTTTCTCGCTGTGCGCGCCAAGTGGGCTGTAGACCACCTGCTTAATGCCGGCGTGCTTGCGCTCCAGCCCGGCGCCGCGGGTGGCGATCAGCACGTCTTCGGTATTGGCGCGGGTATGATTACCTCCATTCATGCGCGTCTCTGCATTCAGCAGGTCGAGGAAGTCGTAAAAGTCGGCGACCTCTCCCTCTGCCAGAGCCCTGGTAATGCGTAGCTCGGCCAGCTGGTTCAGCTTCACCCAAGTGAATAGCTTCATAGTGCGCACCGTAAAGCCCCAGGCCTCGGCCAGCTCGATCGCCTCCTGGTTGTGGGTGCCGGTGTACCACATCGCCAACACTGCGTTATCCGCGGCGAGCTCCCATACCGGGAGCCGCTTCATATCGAGCAAGCTCATGGTGGGGTAGTGATCGACGGCGGCGCCGTTGCTGATCGTGTTCCCGTAAGACCAGGCCGGGTCGGCATAGATAAGTGAGTAACGGTTCATAGGACTGACTCCATTTCATCGATATAGAGGCCAGATGCGATAAGCCGGCGGCGCCGGGCCGCTTTATCAATACATTTCTGGCGGTTGCCAGAGGCGGCCTGAGCTATCGAGCGCTTAGTGAACAGGCGCGTTTTACCCTGTGGGGTAATGACCTTTGGCCTTGTGATCAGGTCAAAGGTGCGATCGCATATGCCATCCTCGTTGAGCCAGGTTTCCGATGCGATCAGCTGCGCAATGCGGCCTTCTCCCTTGGTTATGCCGTTCGCTACTCGGTTAAATTCGACAAGCGTCACGCCGAACTTCTCCGCTATTTCGCTGCCAGTTACAGGGCGGCCGCGCGTCTGAATCATCCATATCACGCGCTCGCGGAGGCCGGAGAATTTCCCTGCTTTGCCGGGCCTGCGGTAAAATGGAGTGCGTTTCATTTCCACTGCTCCCCGAAGGTGAAACCGATCTCCGACAGCGATTCATCCATCTTGCTGATGAACTCCGGCACCATTTCGTTGAAGTCGGACATGTATTTGTCGTCGCGCTCAACAACCACGTGATGAATGCCTTCTCGCTTCATGCGAGGGTCATAATTCGCGAAATACCAGGCATCCTTGCCGGTTACCCACATGCTGAATTGCACCTGGGCCATGTAGGCGGATTTGATAGCCTCGAAGCCGCCAAGCCTGAATTTCATGAAGTCGCGAGAGGTGAAAGGGCACTTCAGCTCAAGACCGCGGCCATCACTGCACAGGCCATCAGGTGAGCAGGCGGTGCGCATACCTTCGTCACGGAAAAGGATCGGCGACTCGGTTACCTTCACGTCGGTGGTGAACTCAAACAGGGTGCGAGCGTCGGCCTCATACTGTTTCCCCCAGGCCAGCGCCTTGGCGTTAACTTCCGGCGCCGCTCCGGTGCAGACCTCTGCGAGCAGCGTGTGGAAATAAGACATTTTCATGTCAGTCCACTTGGTGCCTGATCTCGGTTTCGAAATAACGTTATGGACTTCCGAGGCAGTGATCACGCCGAGGCGTAAGCGGTGCCAGGATTCATCTCCCTGTTCAACGCGGGTAACGTCAATGCCAGTTCGCTCGAGGATAATTTCTGGTGTCATGCTGCCACCTGCGCTTTTTTCTGGAGGAAGCTAAAGCCTTTCTGCGCTTCTTCTTCGGTGAGTTGTGATGCCTGGAAAATGTCACGCTTGAAGATGTTGCTGCACAGAGGCAGGAAGTCCTGCTCCCAGTCCTTATTCAGGGACGTCAGGAGGTCGGTAATTGCCTGCAGCGTTTCCTCACTGGCCACCAGGGGGAGCGCCTCTGTCGTGCTGCGCGGCGTCACGTCACGCGCATCCACTTCCAGCGTTTTACCTTCCATCTCCTCGGCAGTGGGCTGCTGGCCAATTTCAGGCCATGCCTTACGCAGAGCCTGAGCCTCAGCACATTTCGCTAGCTGGCCATAAGGGCGCTTTTTCCACATAGCATTTGGCGCGGTAGTGTCGCGGCCGGCGGTGGCATAGTTCTCAACCCAGTATTCTTTCGCGCTGAATTCGACGATCTCCCCGCTCGGCATGCGCTTGCTGACCGTGTACTTGCACCATTGAGGTACGGTCACTTCAATACCGGTAAGCGTCAGAGTGACGTCCGGGCCGAACTCTGGTTCTTTTGCGCCAGCGTAATCACCGGAGCGATCGGCCTGAATCCGATAAAGCCCAATGCCAGGCATAACTACATCGCGCCACTCGCTTTTACCCGACTTCGAGTCCTTAACGCTCATTGGCACCAGATGAACGGGCTTCAGAAGCGGATCGAGATTTCTGGCCCGGCAGTAGTCCAGCGCCATCATTACTGATTCGTCTTTGGCGCCAGGGTAAATACTGTTTTTGAGGGCGCTCCAGGTAGCGCTGTCAATGCCTCGCTCAGCAAGAGAGCTGGCTGTAATCACAAGTTCGTTAGCCATTGCTATTCCCCAAAGTTAAAACGGGCAGCCGGTGCGGTGATCCCAGTCGTATTCCGCCTGGGCGTAAGCTACTGCCGAAATGAGATCGTTATATGCCTCGCCAGCTGCATCGCTACGGAGGCCTTCGTATGGGCTTTTGTCCATCGGCACAGAGAAGCGGAACAGGCCTGACGGCTCTTTCGGCAGGGCGTCGATAATTTCCTGCGCCCGATCTTCAATCCACTTTTCCTTCTCTTCGGTGAGCAACTGTTCAGCCCACTTACGCTCTTCGATCGCGTCATATGCGCGGTATGCGTTCATAGCTCGCTCCTGAAATTTGGTTGTGAAACGCCCGGCACCGTATTGGCTGCCTGATAGCTCAGTTAAATTCTTCGTTTCGATTACCGGCTGAGACCTTGTCCCAACCCGTTCAGATAAACTTCAACCAGCAAGTCGGTTGTGTAAGTCCGCTCAATCCCGCGATGCAGGTACAGGCGGCCGCGTTTATTTGCTGATGCTGTCCAGGTACTTTCCCGATGCTTAACGAGCATCCCTGGGAGAACGGCGCCGCGGTTAACGGTCTGTGTCCCGTAATGATGACTAACCATTGAACACCCCCGTGAAATGCATAATTTCGACAGCCAGACCAGCCCAGAAAACCACACCAATGGCCAGCGCGATAACCAGTGAACGAATGCCGTTTCTGCTCATTTGCCACCCCAGCATGCGAAGCTAAAAAAAAGGACAGCAACCAAAAACGGAACGACCTTTAACCAAAAATTACGCCATGCAGGCTTGTCTTCTTCGCGGATCATCTCTTCACCTTTGCCTTATCGCGGCTAACGGGACGTTTTGACTTCACCCCGGCGTTGCCGGTGTTGTTTGGATACCAAAACCAGCTCGTAAACTGGCTTTGGTAACGCCTCTCGGGAGAGGCTTTAACCGAGACCCTTCTCCTCTTTGCTCATAACTTCGTAGTCACTAATCATCTTCAATACCTCCGTAAGAGGCTGCTCTATGACAAAGCGACTGCCAGAAACCAAAATAACCAATGTTTTTTTTGTGTCTTTTTCACGCAGAAGGCACGCAACCTTTTCAAGGTCAATTGCTACGCCCTCATCTATGTTTGCTAAAAGTTTCACGTTCATCTCATCGCTGTGTTGTTTGGATGGCTTAAATTTAGCGCGATGCTAAATAAATGGCAATAGCAAAATGCTAAATTATCGCTATGTGGTATTTAGCGTTTTGATTTGCTTAGGGTTTAATTTTTGGATGAAGTGTATTGGGGAGTTTTTAGGCATAAAAAAACCCGCCGGAGCGGGTTTGTTAAAGGGGTATTATCATGGAATATTCAATATCTTAGCATCTACTACAACCCCTACAATCCTACAGTTTCCGTTAATTTCAATCATCGGATACTGTGGGTTTAAGGGCTTCAGGAAGCGCCTTCCAGCATCAATTACTAACTTTTTGAAAGTGGCTTCATTATCGCCTTCCAACTTGGCCACAACCAATTTCCCATTAATAGGCTCTACTTCAGGATCAACCAGGATAGCTGCACCTTCAGGAATGCTAAGGCCGACAGGAGATGTCATAGAATCGCCGTGGACATCTAACCAGAAAGAATCGTCAGAGCATTCGACGGTTGTTTCATACCAGCGGTCAATCGCTCTTCGGTGATAAGGCTCTACTGCTTCCATCCACTGTCCGGCACTAACCCAGCTGATCACTGGGTAGCTCCCCTGAGGGGTATTTACTGATCTGAATGTTACGTTCGTGTGGTTCTCTTTGGCATGTAACGTATCCATCCAGCCGAAAGGCAGATTGAGTGCAGATTCAATTTTACGAGCCATTTTATCGCCGATGTTTCTATGAGGTTTATCACCTATCAGCTGACTCAGAGCTGCTGGGCTTGTATCGATAAGCTCTGCAAATTGAGCCTTGTTCAGGCCTGCATCTACACGCTGCTGTTCGATCAAGTTCTCCAGATTCGCTTTTCTAATCTCTTTACTTTCCATCTGCTCATTTTTGTCATTTTTAGCAGAATGATAAATATGCAAATTGCTAAATCTTTCTTGATTAGTATTTAGCATAACGCTAAACTCCATTTTAAATAAGTCACGGGGAGGTCCCATGAGTAATGAACTTTTACGCTGGCGAAAAGATGCCAGCACAGGCGAGTGGGCTCAGTTGGCAAAACTGGCAAACACAACCGTTGGTTATCTGGATCAAATCGCCTATGGAAACCGTCGGGCATCGCCTGAGAAGGCAGAGGCAATAGAAGAGGCAACCAAAGGGTTTAGCCATTACCAACCCGTATCAAAAGAGAGCCTTGTTTTTTCACGTCCGCGATGTTCCGCGGCTTAACAACAGGAAATATCACAAATGCAAAGCGCAATAGCCCGCAACTTAGAACCGCCGATCCTCAACCCGATTGAGCTGGAAGGGGTTTTACTCAACCGCCTTTCATCCATTGGGCAGAAGGCTTACGCGGAGATATTGGGTATCAGTGAATCAACAGTCAGTCGCAGAAAGGGGGAAGGGCATTTCGCTGACATAGCAAAAGAGTTGTCCGTGCTTGGTCTGCAGGTTGTGCCGCCTGAAGCGGTAGTGGTTTCCCGGCATTACCTGCAGTCGGTAGAAACGCTGGCAGATATCGGATTACGTGCAGAGCGGTGCCGACCAGGACCGTTGGGATGGGACTAATGAAGGGTAGAAAAGGCGAAAGCCGCAGTGTTCGAGCACTAACGGCTTTCTACGCGAATTAACTGGATCAATTCACAGGAGTAATTATGGCAAATACTGCCGAGGTAATCAATTTCCCTGTGCCTGTCGTGGCACTACAGGAGCTGCGCGTGGCAGATCTCGACGATGGGTTTACGCGCATCGCCAATGAGCTCCTTGAAGCTGTCATGCATGCGGGTTTGTCGCAGCATCAGCTTTTGGTGTTCATGGCTGTCATGCGTAAAACATACGGCTTCAACAAGAAATCTGACTGGGTCAGTAACGAGCAGCTCTCGGAGCTGACCGGCATTCTCCCGCATAAGTGCTCAGCTGCAAAAAGCGTCCTGGTTAAGCGGGGGATATTAACTCAAACCGGTCGTGTTATCGGGATTAATAAAACGGTCAGCGAATGGTCATCTTTACCCGTAAAAGGTACAGAAAAAAAACCTTACCTGAAAAAGGTAACATTACCCGAATCAGGTAAGAAAAGTTTACCCGAATCAGGTAACGCCTATTACCCGAATCAGGTAAACACAAAAGACAAACATACAAAAGACAATAAAGACAATATTAATAACCCCCCTAAACCCCCCCGGGCGGTTTCGTTCGATGCGTTAGCTGTTCAGTTGCCTGACTGGCTTTCTGCAGAAATCTGGTCGTCATGGGTGGCATATCGTCGCGACCTGAAAAAGCCGATCAAGTCTCAGCAGACGGTCACCCAGGCTATCAACCTGCTGGACCGCTGCAGACTGAACGGTTACGCGCCCGAAGAAATTATCAACCGCAGCATCGCCAATGGCTGGCAAGGCCTGTTTGAGCCAAATAGTGCCAAGCCTCAACCAAGTCAACAGGTGCGAGTTGCCGAAAATTTCGCAGGGAAGGATTACGGGCAGACTGAAATCCCATCATGGGCGAGGGACTGATCATGGAACTGGAAGAAAAAATCACTGCCATTGAGCGGATGCTTGATCAGCTGAGTAAGCCACCGGAAGACATCCCGAATTGCGAGGTGGTTATCGAGCGCGTCTGTTGCGAAAAGCATGGCGAGTATGAGCAGCGCAAGCGGATCCTGACCAGCAGCATCATCATCAATCTGCCATCACCGCCGACACGCTGCCCGGGCTGCCTGGAAGACGAACTGAATTTTCTGAGGGATGAAAAGGTTCGCTGGGATAAGCGAGTTCGCCAGCAAACTGCAGAAAGGCTGCTTCGACAGCTGGATATACCAGAGCGCTTCTCCACGTGCACTCTGGACAGCTACAAGCCTGTTGGGAAGGATTCTGAGCGAGCACTACGGGTCTGCCAGGCCTACGCATCGAAATGGACTGATCGCCTCCAGCAGGGCGGTGGGTTGGTTATGTGTGGCAAGCCTGGTACCGGTAAAAACCACCTTGCGCTGGCCATTGCCCGTCATGTGATTGAGCACCACCAAAGCTCAGTCATTTTCACGACGGCGCTCAAGATTGCCCGGGAGTTTAAATCGACCTGGTCAAAAACAGCCACGCGCACTGAGGATGAGGTGATCCGCTACTTCACGAAGCCAGACCTTCTGATTGTCGATGAGGTTGGCGTGCAGTTTGGCAGCGAAGCCGAGAAGATGATCATGTTTGAAATCATCAACACCCGCTACGAGCGACTGAAGCCTACGATCCTGATCAGCAACCTGCCGAAGGATGAGCTGACGCAGTTTATCGGCGAGCGCGTCATCGACCGCATGAACGACGGCGGCGGCTGCACAATTTCGTTTACCTGGGACAGCTATCGGGAGAACCGGTCATGAAAAAGAACTCTGGCAAACAAGCCGTTATTAACTTCATCGGCCAGCATCCTGGCTGCAGCTTTCAGGATATCCGCCGCGGTACCGGGCTTGACTCTTCAGTGGTCAATTCCTCCCTGTGGCAGCTGAACAAAGACGGACAGGTTAAGCGTGAAGGTGAGTGCAGGAGCTATCGCTACACCCTGATCGACACAACAGCCGTAACCGAAAGCGAACCATCGGTTCAGTATCGCCAGCGTCCTGACGGCGCAAACCCAATGACCAAACTGTTTAACTATTGCCTGGCTGGAGTAAGGAAATGATTTTTCTCAAATTAAGCCAAAAGGTAACCGTAGAGCGGCAGGGCGAATATGGTTGGGAACCAGAAACAGTCTACGAGCCTGTGTTTGTTGCCGCAGAGCATATCGTCAGCATGTATTTCGCTGGTCTGACAATCCTGAAAATGACATCCGGAGAACGCATTGACGTGAAAGAGACCCCGGAAGAAATCATCGCCATGCTCGCCGAAGGAGGCTCCAAATGACTATCACACTACAGGCAGTAAACGAGCTCATCGCCTCCCTGGAGAGCGCAGGCGAGCTGTCGATCAGAGAGCAGAAGTTCCTGAAGCTGGCGAAAGCGTACCAGCAGCTGGCTGCGGAGAATGTGGCTCTGAAAAAATCAGCGCCGGCACCGTTCAGTAAGCTGATGATGGAAGCGCTTGATACTTATCATTCGAAAGCTGAAGACGTGCCTGAGTTGGCCATGCTGAGCGCATACGTAAAACTGCGCGATGGGCTAAAAACCCCCGCCACCGATCGCATCGTAGCCGGCTTTAAGGCTGATGGTGTAGCAGAACGGGAAAAGACCATCACATTCACGGCAGCTAAAAAGCGCACGCAGGATGGAGTAGCGTTAATCGCTATCGGCAAGCCTTATAAAATTCACAACGATGATGTGATCGGCGAATTCTTCATCGGTGAGCGTGGTCGTTACGGCGTAATCACCATGGACAGACTCAATTACTTCGCAACGTCTGATGAATACGCATGGGAGTTTTCTCTGCGCGAGGTGGCCGACAAATGAGCATCGCCACTTATCTCAATACTGGTTTAGCCATTCTTGGATGGGCATACATCATGGTTAAAACAGGCCAGTGGATTACCAAAAATGCTCTGAGGCAGTGGGACAAGCGTCGTAAGGAATCTCGCCGCCAGAAAGCTGTGAATGAGTTTTATGACGCCTTTGAGCTTAACAGCCTGGAACCTGGCTCTACCGTTCGCCTGGCCACTAAAGGCGATCTGACAATCATGATGTTCCGCAGCGAGGGAAAGGACAATGACTGATATCACCGAACTGGCGCAGAGCCTGAAAGCGGCAGCAGAGAAAGCTATTGGGGCGCATGAAAGACTCGCAGCATACCCATATGATGAGATTATCGATATTTCTCAGCAGGAAGGTGAACAGATTGATATCGATATTGCAGATATTAATGAGTTCCTCGAGGAAGCCAGTCCAGCCAACGTCCTCGCGCTGGTAGAGGCGCTGGAGAAGGCGCAGGCCAAGGCAGATGTATACGACATGCTTCGGGATGACTACGGTTTGCGCGAAAAAGGAGTCGGACTCTCAGACTTCGTTGACTGGCAGGCTAATCGCATCGCCGAGCTTGAAGAAAGCCATGCTCAGGTCATCCAGTCACGCGACCACTACAAGCGTATGACCGATGAGGGGCTAAGGCGACTGGCGGAGTCCCGTAGCGTGAAGCTGCCGGATGATGAAGATGGCCAGGCATACGGATTCGGGAAATGGGCAAACGGAAAACCCCCTGCGACAGCTGGAACCATGACAATTGCATATTGCGAAGATGCCTGGCGGGCTGCCTTTGAGGTGTTCTCGTCTACCGCTGGCATCAAGGTGGAGGCTGAGTGATGGCTATCACTGAAGGATTCTGCGCGGACCTCTACTGCGACTGTGATGGTTGTCAGTCAGGGAAAATCTATCCGCAGGGGCAGGCTGATTTTATTGGCCGGAATATGACCGATATTTCTCAACAGGCGCGCAAGGCTGGCTGGCGCATCAGCAAAGACCGCCAACGCTGCTATGCACCGGGCCACAAAATTTCACGGGGAGCCAACCAATGACCAAATCAACCATAACCAGAGAGCGCATTCAGCGAATTATCCGAGCCATTGATAGCGAATCTTATGACGAGGAAGAAATCAGAGAGTGGTTAACTTCTGATGAAATCATGGAATTGGCCCGCATGGCGCTGGCCGCAATGGAAGGCGAGTCACACACAGACGACGAATTATCTAATTTACTGTGGTACTCACAAGAGGCCACCTGTCATTCTGACCCGAACTACTCCTGTGAATTTCAGCGTCTGGCAACGCCCGGATTAGTTGCCGGGATAATTCTTGAGCTACAGGAACGCCGAAAGGCCGCAATGGACGGCGAACCGGTGGCCGAAGTTTTATCTAACCGACCAGGCAATGACACGTCGACAATTGACAGGGCGCTTCCTGTTGGCACTCAGCTCTATCGCCACGCGCAGCCAGCGCTGGAATATCCCGAAGTGTTGCCCTGCCCGGTATTACTGGAGCCGGGAATGCGCTTCGGGAAAGGCGTTAAAACCAGACTGGTACTGGATGCCATTCAGCGCAGAGCCGAGCAGTACGCCGAACTTGAGGCTATGACGCAGGAAGAGCGTGCAGAATACGACGCTAATATTGAAGCATTCAAAGCCATGTTGCCGCAGCCAGTGCCGGTAGCCTATAGCGATTTTGAGTCATTCTGGTCATCGTACATTCATCCTCTGGCGCAGGATGACGAGTTAAAGGATTTCGCGTGGGATATCTGGAACGCCTGCCGCGCCGCCATGTTCGCAGCCGCCAAGCATGATACCACCGCTCTGAACTCGGTGCAGAGCGTCGATAGTGTCGCAGATAGATGGATTCCGGTAAGCGAGCAAAAGCCTGATTGCTGGTGTCTCACATGCCGACCCGTGACCTTGAACGATATGCGCTTTGTGGTGTGCCCTGATTGCGGGAATAAGAGATGCCCACGGGCAAATGACCATAGAAATGCCTGCACCAGAAGCAATGAGCCTGGTCAGGAGGGCAGTGCATATCCAGCCGCCCCGCAGGAGGTGAGAGGTGAGTAAAGAAGTCATTACTATCAAGGCTCAAAGCCAAGAGATGGCGGAAAAGCTGGCGAGAGGTGTATGGGCGGTTTGCCCGGACGCAGAAATCAAACTGTCCTACCCAAAGCCATGGCTTCTCACCTGCCAGATAACCTCATGGGTAGGTAAGTCATTTTCAGTGCAGATTTCAAATGCAATGCCGAAATGTTTCACTGAATATTCATCACCGGAATAGATTTATCCGGCTTATTCACAGGTACCTGAATCCCCCGCAGAACGTAAAGCCTCCAGTTGAAATCAAACCCCTCTCCGGGGGGGGTTTATCGTATATGCTCATTTTGCATTTATCCCCGGGAAGGGCGATAATTACTTGGTCAGTCTGGACAACTGACAACTTTACCCCGGCGCCAAGTGGGGACACATGGCGCACAAAACCTTAAAGCAATCCCTGTCACCGATGGCGAAAGCCACCGGCGATTTTCTGCATTCAGCGTTTGGCCTCTGCGGAGGTGAAGCGTGAAGCAACAATTCTGCCTTATCAACGACAACGTTAAGCGTAACGTCGTCAGCTTCATCCAGTCTCTGCCCGTCGACCGCCGATCACCGCTGATTATCGAGGCGCGCGAAGAAAGCCGCACAGACAAACAGAATCGTCTCATGTGGCCACTTTTGAAAGACCTGAGCGATCAGGTGATCTGGCACGGTGAAAAGCTGGAGCCGGCGGAGTGGAAAGACCTCATCACCGTACTGGTCAGCCAGATGCAAAACCCGGAGCGTGAGCAGAAATCCGCCCCGGGCATCAACGGCGGCCGCGTCTACTTCGGCGTTCGCACCTCTCAATCCAGCAAGCGCTACATGGTCGAGGTAATCGAGGCGATCTACTGGTTCGGTACCGAGCACAATGTGAAGTTTAGCGAGAAGTCCAGCAGTCGGATTGCATGGGCCCAGGAATGGAGGGCTTCGCATGCACAGTCTGCTCGCTAAGGTCATGGAGCGCGGTGTTTTTCGCGTGCCAGCGCGCCGCAAGCGCAAGGTCGAAGTTAAGCCTTCCGACATCCCCACCTTTCACTATACGGCTCACCTGGCGGATGTCCGCTGGCTGCGCCGCGCTGCCCGGAGGAAAAGCCATGGCTGATTTACGCAAAGCAGCTCGCGGTCGCGAATGTCAGGTTCGCATCCCGGGCGTCTGTAACGGCAACCCTGAAACCACGGTATTGGCCCATATCCGCATTGCTGGATTGTGCGGGACCGGGATTAAGCCGCCTGATCTGATCGCCGCTATCGCCTGTTCATCCTGTCACGATGAAATAGACCGCCGCACGCGCCTGGTCGATGCGGAGTATGCAAAGGAGTGCGCGCTGGAGGGAATGGCCCGAACGCAGGTTATCTGGATGAAAGAGGGGCTGATAAAAGCATGAACCAATATCGCATTTCATTACCCTGGCCACCAAGCAACAACCGCTATTACCGGCACAATCGCGGGCGCACACACATCAGCGCGGAAGGTCAGGCATACCGCGACAGCGTCGCCAGAATCATCAAAGACTCGATGCTTGATATCGGCCTGGCCACACCACTGAAAATCCGTATTGAGTGCCACATGCCGGATCGCCGGCGCCGTGACCTGGACAACCTGCAAAAGGCTGCATTCGATGCTCTGACGAAATCGGGTTTCTGGCTCGATGACCAGCAGGTTGACTACTACAGCGTGAAGAGAATGCCTGTCGTCAAAGGTGGGCGGCTTGAGCTGACCATTACCGAAATGGAGGCCGCATGAGCCGGGACGTTATCGAACTCATCCGCGACCACTGGCAAAAGCTCCGCCTCCTGCGTAGCCGCGGCACCGTGCTGGTTGACTACAAAATATTACGCAATTTCGTCCGTATCTATAAGCGCCTGGGAGAGACAGCATGACAGCTCAATACCTTGAATTTGTTCGCCAGCAGCTGATAGTGGCCACCGCCGATCTGAGCGGCGCGACGAAAGGGCAACTGGTGGCTTTCGCAGAAAACGCGCAATTCACCGCTACGGCGCGCAGCCGGGGAAGAAAGAAAGTAGCCGACCCGGTAACCGGCCGCATGGTAAACCCATCCAGCCCGCCAATTCCCGGGCAGCAGTCCCGCGCAAAGGGTTCATCAATCGCTCTCGTTTTGCCTGTTGAGTATTCGACGGCCAGTTGGCGCCGGGCTCTGCTGTCGCTGGAAGAGCATCAGAAAGCGTGGCTGCTGTGGAACTACAGCGACAATATCCGCTGGGATCACCAGGAGGCGATCACCCGGTGGGCATGGGAGCAATTCAGCGAGAAGCTGGCTGGCGTGCGCATTGCAAAGAAAACGGTTGATCGCCTGCGTCAACTTATCTGGCTGGCCGCTCAAAATACAAAGCAGGAAATAACCGGTAGAGGGCATCATTACTCTCCCGCCGCGATGGTGGGGATAAAGCCAGATAACTGGTGCCACAATTATTCAGATTACTGGCAGGTCATGATGGACATCTACCAGGAACTTGATAGTCAGGCGTTACTCTCTGTTTCTCGATCACGTTCACAACAAAAAGCGACTTTTTCGCAGCAGGGTCTTGCAAAAGTCAATTAAATGCGTCATATTTGAGTCTACTTTGATATGCTGCCTTAACTTTAAGTGTCGGCATGAAGATGATAGTCACATACCAGTTTGTAAAATTAGCCTCGGCATTCCGCCGGGGCTTTTTTATGCCTGCGATCCGGTCAGGGCTCTTGGGTTGAGACGTGCTGCACGACACGTCAAAGCCCTTCAGCGCAGAGCCCTGAACCAGATTGCATCTGTCGTAGTTTGGTAATTACATCTGGCTTCCAACCAGAAAATGCGGGCTCGATCCCCGCCAGATGCTCCAATCCCTCTACCTTGGGACCATTACGGCTACCGCCGTCACTTTTTACCCTTGGTATTTCTTCCCGCCTTGAGCGGGCTTTTTTATTTTCAGGGTCCGGGAATCACCCTCGACGCTTTGTTGGTAAATCAGCCCGACGGCCCTGACCTTCTCACACACAGCTTCCCGATCTTTCATCGGAGGCGGTAACTATGGCTAAACGTATGCAAGACAAAGAGAGCATTGCCGGGATGTCCTGGCTGGTTCTGCTGATCATTGCTTGCTGGGGTGGACTTGTCCGCTACCTGATAGATGTGAAGCAGAGCAAGGCAACATGGAGCTTGATCAATGCTCTTGCCCAAATGGTGGTTTCAGGGTTTACCGGCGTTATTGCTGGCCTGGTGAGCATTGAAAGCGGACTGAGCATTTACATGATTCTGGCAACCGCGGGGATAAGCGGCGCGATGGGCTCCGTAGCGTTGACCTATTTCTGGGAGCGCCTGACGGGGATTAAAGATGCAAATCAGTAATAACGGTATCGCGCTGATTAAGCGATTTGAGGGTTGCAGGTTAACTGCATATCCCGACCCGGGCACCGGCGGTGATCCCTGGACGATTGGTTACGGCTGGACAGGGAAAGTAGACGGTAAGCCTATCAAGCCCGGAATGAAGATTGACGATGCAACGGCGGATCGCCTGCTGCGCACTGGCGTGGTGAGCTTTGACCAGGCGGTAAGCAAGATGCTCAAAGTTACCGTTACCCAGAATCAGTACGACGCGCTTGTGTCGCTTGCCTACAACATCGGTACGCGAGCGCTATCCACATCAACGCTGATGAAGAAGCTGAATGCAGGTGATGTGAAAGGCGCAGCTGATGAGTTCCTTCGCTGGAACCGGTCAGGCGGCAAGGTAATGCCTGGGTTAACGAATCGCCGCAAGGCAGAGCGTGAGGTATTTCTCTCATGAAACTCGTTGATGACTGGAAAAGCGCATGGCGCTGGTTCTCCATGCATGCACTGGTGCTGGCCGGGGTTATCCCCACGGTATGGGCAGAGCTACCGCCAGACCTCAAGACCGCAATCCCGCCGGGAGCGATGGGCGGCATTACAGCGGTAATCGCTGCATGTGGTGTGGTTGGTCGGCTGGTTAACCAGAGTAAGACGCAATGACAGCCGAAGCCATTCTGGCGCTGGTTAAAAAGTTCTGGCTGCCGGCGCTCATGGTCGTGCTGATTGGTGCGCTGGCTATCTCTGCCAGCCACTACAAAGGCAAAGCCGAACAGGAAAGGCAGCGAGCAGATGGCGCGGAACAGCAGGCAAACGCAGCCCAGGCCATCACCTCCAACGTTCTGACCATCATGACCATCTTCAACACCATCGCCGAGGCCAATCAGCATGCAAAAGAGCAGATCGCACTGGACGCATCGGGAGCCTCGGCTGATATCCGGGTTGCTGTTGCGAATGATGATTGCACTAATCGCCCTGTGCCTGCTGGCGCAGTTAAGCGGCTGCAACAATTCGCGAACGGTCTACGTCAAAGTGCCGGTGGTCCCGTTACCGGCCAGCCTGACGGCTGACACCCCGCAACCGGAAATCCCTGACAACCTGACGTGGGGCCAGAGCCTGGATTTAAACGTCAGTCTGCTATCAGCGCTGGGGCAATGCAATCTGGATAAGGCAGCAATCAGGAAAATCGAATCATCAAGAACCTCGCAATAGCGGGGCTTTTTTATGCGCATCTCACGCGCACATCAACGAGAGCCTTTCAGTAAGCGAGCCTGAGAAAAGCCGTTATAGGTGGCGACCTCTCTCGGGCGGCTTTTCTGTGAGACAGGCTCACTTTCTAAAAGGTAAAGACGCTATGAATAATCCGTCAGTTATTCCGGCCTTCGACTTCCGCGAAATGGTCACGACCCTCGACAACAAGATAATCACCACATCACTCAAGGTGGCGGATTACTTTGGCAAGCGACACAAAGACGTTTTGCGTGCCATACGTAACCTGAAATGCTCCGATGACTTCACCCAGCGCAATTTTGCGCCCATTGATTTCATTGATAAAAATGGCGATGTTCAGCCTATGTATAACATCACCCGCGACGGATGCATGATGCTAGTGATGGGATTCACTGGCAAAACAGCTGCCGCAGTGAAGGAGTGTTACATCAATGCCTTCAACTGGATGGCCGAGCAGCTAAACCGGCGCATGGCGATGGGTGAAGAATTGCAGCATCGCTACGCCATCAAAGAAACGCGCTCAAAGCTGAAAGGCACAATCGGCAGCCGGTTGATGAACGAGCGGAAGAAAGAGAAGCGCGTTCTGGAGCTCGAGCATGAGCACATCATGCAGGTGACGCAGCCAGAACTGCTGATTGGCTGATCGACATTACAGAGCCACTTCCAGAGGTGGCTCGATAATGTCACAACGAGGTAAGCCATATGCGTACCACTGGAATTCTGACGGCAGAAATTACGTTTCGCCCATACATGAAGCCGCTGCTCATCCTTTCCGTGCTTTTGCACTGGGGCTGGCTCACTAAGAAGTGTATCCGGGTTGGCCCTGTAATTGAGAAGAAGGCGTAATTATAAAGTTCTGCAAATGGCGCCTGAAAAGCGCCATTGACAGAGTTTTATATAAGTTTGTTGATGCATCGGTGTCGAAATTACCGAGCAAGTATCTTTGGTTCCCAGAGGATTGTTCTGCATGACTGAAAATGACAATCGCAGACCATACCCTCCCGTCAACTTCACTGGCGAAAACTGGCTGCCGTATACCCGGCTAATCCCTGCTGCAGAAATCGGAGAATGGGTAAATCAGAACATCCTCTCCGAAGGGGGCCGAATCCATAACTCTGACCATACGCACTTGGTCGACGCTGATGTGGCGTTCATGTGGGCCTCTGGCTCATTCGCCAAAAGCGGTCGCATTGTGCTGGGGCAGTGTGAGCAGGTAATGATGCGCGCAGGAGGTTGGCAGAAGTCCCGCATGGAACAGCAGATGCATGAATGGTTCGGTCGTATACCGAAGTTCATCATCACCCTGGCTGCTGACTACTGCGAGCAATGTAACGATCTGGAGTTCTGCGCACTGGTAGAGCATGAGCTTTACCACATCGCCCAGGCTACCGATGACTATGGCGCACCGAAGTTCAACAAAGAGACCGGGATGCCGGTTCTGAAGCTTCGCGGCCATGACGTCGAGGAGTTCGTCGGAGTGGTCCGGCGTTACGGCGCCAGCAAAAACGTGCAGGAAATGGTGGATGCGGCTAACAGGCCGGCGGAGGTTGCTCATATCGATGTTGCCAGGGCGTGCGGGACTTGCATGCTGAAACTGGCTTAATTTTGGAATGCTTTGGAAGGATGGTTATCTATGGCTGCACTAAAACCTGAAGTGAAAGCCGCCATCGTTCAAATGCTTGCGTGCTATGACAGCCTGTCAATTGTTGTCGAGTCTATCCAAAAAGATTACGGAATAAAGGTCACACCTCAGCAAGTTGAATCGCATGATCCAACGAAGGTAAGCGGCAAGGGGCTGGCAAAAAAGTGGGTTGACCTCTTCAACGCCACGCGCGAACGATTCCTGAATGAAATCTCCGATATCCCGATCGCGAACAAAGCCTATCGTCTGCGCGTCCTGCAGCGAATGTCTATGACTGCCGAGAACATGAAGAACATAGGCATGACGGCTCAGTTACTGGAGCAGGCGGCTAAGGAATGTGGAGATGCATATACAAACAGACAAAAACTTGAGCACACAGGGAAAGATGGTGGGCCAATACAGCAATCCCACAGTATTGAAGTCGACGAAAAGGCGCTTAACAGCATACTGAGCAAACTATGAGCCAAATACTCGAATGGGAAGATTTGAGCGAAGCAGAACGCCAAGCCATCAAAGTCCTGTCCGAGCGCTCATTTCTGGCTTTCAATCGTATATTCTTTCAGTTGTTGCAGGGTGAGAAGTGGTCAGTTAACTGGCATCACCGATACATTGCGCAGGTGATTGAAGACATCGTCGCTGGTAAACGCCGTAATGTTGTCTTCAACGTACCGCCAGGCAGCGGCAAAACAGAGATGTTAAGCATCCACGCACCAGTGTGGACAATGCTGAACTGTCAGAAGGTAAGAAACCTCAACATATCCTTCAGCGATACCCTGACTAAGCGCAACAGCCGCAGAAGTCGAGAAATTATCACTTCAGCTGAGTTTCAGACGCTGTGGCCTCACTCGCTGGGCGTTAATCAGGCTGATGAATGGCAACTACTGAATGATGATGGGAAGGTAAAAGCGGAAGTGGTTAGTCGAGCAGCCAGTGGTCAGATTACAGGATCGCGTGGCGGCTATCAGATGCCCGGCTTTTCAGGGTGGATAAACCTCGATGACTTCGACAAGCCTCTCGACGTGTTCTCAGAGGTTAAGAGAAAGAAAGCGCAGCAGACATTAACCAACACTATCCGCTCCCGTCGCGCTAATAAGTCAAAAGACAACCCAACACCAATCGTTGCCATTCAGCAGCGGCTGCACACAGACGACAGCAGCGCTTTCATGCTGTCAGGCGCCATGGGTATCGACTTTGAACACGTCATCATTCCCGCGCTCATTGATGAAGCCTATATCGATTCCTTACCAGAATGGCTTAAGGATCATTGCTGGAATGACGTCAAAGACAGCGAGAAGATGCGAGGTTACTGGTCATACTGGCCTGCCAACGAATATGTAGGCGATCTCTGCCGTCAGTGGGACACGGATGAATACACATTTATGTCGCAGGGGATGCAAAAGCCCATCAAACTTGGCGGCAACGTCTTTGATGGTTCATGGTGGCAGACATACGGACCTGACGCAGATAAACCGGAACCAGATCGCTATGAATACAGGTTCACTACCGCGGATACAGCACAAAAGACAGCGAACCATAACGACTGGTCAGTTTTGTGCGAGTGGGGGGTATACAAGGACGACCTGTATCTCATTCACATGGAGCGAGGTAAGTGGAAAGCGCCAGAGCTGGAAACGAACTTCAAAGCATTTATTTCTCAAGCATGGCGTAAGAATCGTGAATCCGGAACACTCAGAAAAATCTACGTTGAAGATAAGTCCAGCGGTACAGCTCTGATTCAGAACCTTGAGAAAAAACTCCCAATTAAGATAACCGCGCTTCAGAGAAATAAAGACAAGGTAACTCGCGCTATGGACGTCCTGCCGGTGGTCAAGGCGCAGCGCGTATATCTACCTGCTGAGGCGTCATTCTCATCAGAGTTTATTGCTGAGCATAGTGCTTTTACCTACGACGACACCCACGACCACGACGATATCGTGGATAACCTTATCGACGCCGTGACTGAGGAACTGCTCCTCGGCAGTGATGCTTTACGCAGACTCAAGGCGCTTGCAAGCTGAGAACTCACATGGCTAAACGCAACAACAGGCAGCAAAAGAAACACGATAAACAGATGCGCATGGACAGCTATCAAAACGTGTTCATGAATATCGGTACGGGTGGTGACAGATCGGCGTACAGCCGTATCCGTCAGGCTCATCTGCTAAGCAAAAGCACACTGGACAATATTTATCTCGGGGATGGCCTGGGGCGTCGGATTGTCGATATCGTGGCCGACGAAATGTTCCGGGCTGGCTTCACAATAGAGGGTGCAAGCAATGAGCCAGAAATCATGTCTCGTTGGGATGGGCTCAATCTGACGCAGCAGTTTACCGATGCGGTTGCTTGGGCTCGGCTTTACGGCGGATCACTGATGCTTTTCGGTGTCAACGATCGCGGCGAACTGCAATCACCTGTCGGCGATGGAGAACTTGAATTTGTCAGGGTTTATGACCGTTATCAGGTGCAGCCTTTCCTTCGCGATCTGAACCCGGAAAGCATCACCTACGGTGAGATTATCCAGTACCAGATTAACCCGATCTCCGGTACGCCATATTACGTACACGCCAGCCGTTGCCATATTTTCGACGGGGAGCGGTTGCCGAATCAGATTAGGCACCAGAATCAGGGCTGGGGCGCTTCGTGTTTGCAGGGAATCTATCAGGCACTAACCGACTTCGGTCTGAGTCACGCACATGCAACAAGCCTGCTTGAACGCAAGCAGCAGGGAGTTTGGTCTGCTGCCGACCTTGCTGAACTGTGTAAAGACGGCGAAGGTCGTGATACTGTTCAGGCTCGTCTCAACATGGTCGATATGACGCGCAGTAACGGAAATACCATCGGCGTAGATGCGAACACAGAGAAGTACGAATTGCTTAATGGCAATCTTGATGGTGTGGTCGACGTGCAGGACCGAAAGCAGTTGCGCATATCTGCACTGACTGGCATCGATGAACAAATCCTGTTCACCAAAACGCCGTCAGGTCAGGGAGCGGATAAAACAACTGTTCCTGAGTCATGGAAGCAGTTGATTGGACGTAAGCAGAAGGATGAGGCAAGACCGGCAATAGAAAAAGCGGTCAACTTTCTCACTACTGATAAAACGTGGACGATTAAGTTCAACCCGCTTTCTGTACCAACAGAAAAAGAGCAGGCAGAAACGGCCAATCAGTGGTCTCAGGCTGATGAGCGTTATTCTCAGCTTGGATGGGTAAGCAACGATGAAGGCGTCGCCACACTGAAAAAACGTGGCGGTTACGTTTATCCAGAGGTGAGCGATGGCTAGGGTATGGCTTCACCCGTATGGCGTTGAGCGCGACTATAGCAACGCTCTTGTAAAGGCTACCAGACAGTTCAACAGGGAAATCAATTCAGCATACGGTGATATCCGTTTCGATGGCTGGCAGGACGACATGAATGCAATTCTTGCTTATTTGCGCAATGCAGGTAACAGAATTTTCACCATAGTCATCGAAAGGCTTCCAACTTTCTTTGCATTAACCTCTCAGTTCAACGATCACCAGTGGCGCCTGATAGTAAAAGGCGGAACAGGATACGACATCCCTCCTTCCCAGGCCGTAATTGCCGGGCAGACAACTGTTCCCACCTCATCTGGAGTGCTGGGGGTAGATGCTTACCGCGCTGAGCCTTGGCTAAGGGATATGCAGGAAATATGGGTTGCAGAAAACACGCGCCTGATTAAGTCGATCCCAGCCGATGAGCTTTCCGAAATGGAGGGAATTATTCAGCGCGGAGTGATGAACGGCTCCAGCGCCGGAACCATCAAGAAGCAAATCCAGGAGCGCTACGGCGTAACTGAAAGGCGAGCAAATCTGATAGCAGTAGATCAGATAGGGAAAGCTAACTCTGCGCTTACTCAGCAGCGACAGAAGGATGCCGGAATAGATGGCTATATCTGGCGCGGCGTCTTGGACAGTAGAGAGCGGCAATTACACGTCGAAAGGGAGGGAAAGCATTACAAATGGTCCTCTCCTCCTTCTGACGGCCACCCCGGGCAGCCAGTGCGCTGCCGATGTTATGCAGAGCCTGACTGGTCTGGTTCTGTTTTCGATATCGATTAACCAAAAAGGCAAACAATGAAGACAGTTACTCGCTATGACAGGGGTGAGCTTCGTGCGTCTGTAAATGAGGATGGCTATCTGGAGGACACACCTGTAGTGGGGCGGGTCGGGATCCAGGTATACCGAAATCCAGATGGTAGCGTTCGACGCGAATTGCGGCCTCCTGAAGAGGTATTCAATGCTGACTCGCTCGCATCATTCAAAGGCAAGCCAATAACTCTGGGCCATCCCGGCGCCGTAAACGCGAAGAACTCACGAAAGCATCAGGTAGGAACGATGCTGGATATCGGTAAGCAGGATGGTAATAACGTCGCTGTGCCGATCATTATCCATGCTGACGAAGCAATCACTCAGGCTAAATCAGGCCGCGCAAAGCAACTCTCTCTCGGATATCGACTTGACCTTGATGAAACTCCTGGTGAGTGGGAGGGGCAGCCATATGACGCCATTCAGCGCAATATCAGAATCAACCATTTAGCTCTTGTCTCAAAGGCCCGTGCCGGAGACGTGGCAACCCTGAATCTTGATGGTGATGAAGAAATCATCGTCGAAGATGACGACAACCAACCAAAAGGCAAAACAATGCAGAAATTGCGACTCGACAACGGGCTTGAGTACGACGCTTCCCCGGAAGTGGTCGTGGCGTTCAACGCCCTGAAACAGGATGCAGAGGACGCTAAAACCAAGCTGTCCGACGCGCAAACAACCATCTCCACCATCACAGCTGAGCGCGACACACTGAAAGCTGACGCTGCAGAGTTTGAAACCAAGCTGAAGCAGGATCGCGAAGATGCAGAGAAAACCATCAAGGCTCGCACCGAGCTAGAAGCAAAAGCAGAGAAGCATGGCATCAAGTGTGATGGGCTGGATGATATCGCTGTCAAGAAAGCGGTTGTAGCCAAGTTGAAGCCATCCATCAAACTCGACGGCAAAGACGACACCTACATCAACGTCGCGTTCGACATGGCGATTGAGTCGGCACCTATGGAGCAGCAGCGCAAAACCGTCAATCAGGACAAAGCTCAAACCCGCGATGACTCCGCTGAACCAAAAGGCTCTGCCGCTGCTCGCCAAAAATACCTCGACCGCCTGCACGGCAAAAAGGAGACAGCATAATGCCTGTTCAGACTTCCTACGATAACGACATGCAGATCGCAATGCCTGGCATGCGGTCAGATTCAACTCATCAAATCACAGACGGTTGCAACGCGGCACAGGGTACTATCAAGCCTGGTTATGTTGTGGCTCGCGTATCAGTAGCCAATGACAAGCGAGTAGTGAAGCAGGTATCCGCTGCTGGTGATGCCGCTAACCTGATGGGGATCTGCCGCTTCAGTCACTACGGATGCGTCACCGGCCAATACGAAAATGGCGACGCCGTCAACGTAATGACATGGGGCCGCATCTGGGCGGTAACAACCTTGTCTGCGGCACCAACTATGGGTACAGGCGTTAATGTTCTTACCTCAGGCGCAGATGCTGGCAAGGTAGCTGCGAGTGGTGGCTCCCTGGCTCTCGGTTGGGTGTTTACCGGCAAGTTCACCACTTTCAAAGATAGCGCTGGCACAACAGTAAATCTGGCTGAAGTTCAAATCCGCAACCAGACCACGCAGCCAACCGCATAAGGAACAATAATGGAACAGATGAATTACGACGAAGCGGACCTGTTCGCTATTGAACATGGTGCGGCGGCCAACGGCATTCGACTGGATGAAGGGGAGTCAATCTTCCTGGCTCGCGAACTGGACTACGTTAAGTCCAAAGTTTACGAAGTCGAATACCCTGCACTGACTGCGACCACTCTTTTCCCGGTGACCTCAGAAATCCCGTCATACGCCAAAACTTTCACTTACGGTGTATGGGATGCCGTCGGTATGGCGCGTATCATTGCTGACTACTCTGACGACCTGCCAAACGTAGGCGTTAACTATCGTGAAGAAACTGGCAAGGTGTTCAGCCTCGGTAACTTCTACGAATATAGTCTGGAAGAAATTCGTGCCTCACAGGCAACAGGCAAAAACCTGCCAACTCGTCTGGCTAACGCTGCCCGCCGTGCGCATGACGTTAAGATTAATGACCTGGCTTTCTATGGCGATGATGACTACCAGATCGTAGGCGTACTGGATCACCCTAACATCCCGGTAACCACTTCTGCCGGCTGGACAACTGGCGAGATTGCCTCTGGTGAACTGGAAGATGCAGTTTCTGCTATCGAGACGGTAACTAAAGGTCTGCACGCCGCGAACGTCATCGCACTGCCGCCAAGCGCTTTTAAAATCCTGTCCAAGCCGATGCCAAACACCAACACGTCATACATGACCTACTTCAATACTCAGTACCCGGGTATGCAGTGGATTCGTGTAAACGAGCTGGAAGATATCGATGGTGCAGGCACTAAGGCCGCGCTGGTTATGGAGCGTAACGCTGATAACGCCTCTATGGAAATCCCGCAGCCGTTTGAACAGTTACCGCCGCAGGCTAATAACCTGGCATTCAAGATCCCATGCCATAGCCGCGCGACTGGCGTTCAGGTTTACCTGCCACTAACTCTCCATCTCATCAAAGGCATCTAAGAGGCTTCGGCCTCTTTTTAAGGATAAGCAATGAAAATTACAAACACCTCGGCACGCCTGTATTACATCGGCGGGCAAAAGCTTTCACCCGGCCAGACAGCAGAAGTTGATGACAAATGGAAAGAAAATTCATCTGTTCAGGCGTCAATTTCTAATGGCGAACTTCGCATTGCCTCTAAGGATGAAGAAGTAACCGCGACCGCGGTAGAGAAATCAAAAAAGGACGCTAAGTAATGAACTATGCCGCATTCGATGGAAAGACGCCGCTGAAAATCTTCCGCCTGATCGCCCCTGAGTTTGCGGCCGTTCCTGACGAAGTCGTTGATGCTTACCTCGAGTTGGCAACTGTCTTTGTGTGTGAAGATGACTATGGGAAATATTACAACGTAGCACTAGCCTTAATGGCCGCACACATCATGGCTTCACCTGGAGGATACTCTCAGGACGGGTCAACTTCTTCGGGTAAAGTTCAGTCCAGAAAAGAGGGTGATCTGGCTATCACTTACGGAGCCATCTCCAGTGACGCCAGCTATCTCGGCGGCACCTCATACGGAAATCTGCTGCAGATGCTTCGCAAGAAGATGGGGGGCGGTTTCGCATTGATGACTCGCGGTGTTATTGGTGGCTGCCTATGTCCGTAAAGGTTGTCGATGACAAGCGAGCATGGGACCGACTTGTAAGAGAACTGGAAGCAACAGGCGATAAGGAAGTTGTTGTTGGCATTCAGCAAGGCTCGGTGAATGACGGTCTTCAGGTGGCGCAATACGCTACCTGGAACGAATTCGGCACAAGCACAATCCCGTCTCGCCCGTTCATGCGAAACTATTTCGACAGCAGTGTTGACAGTCTGACGCGCTTTACTGTTAACAGGATCGCCCAGGTTCTCACGGGAAGAGCGACGCTCAACCAGTTCTTTAACGCCGCTGGTTCCATAATGGTGTCAGGTATTAAGAAGAGCATAAACAGCGGCGGTTGGACGCCAAATTCACCCTACACAATTGCCAAAAAAGGATCTTCAAAGCCTCTCATTGATACCGGCGTCATGTTGAATTCCGTGACGTTTGCCATTCATAAATATGGAACGACGAAAGAATGAACCCATTTCGCAGGTCTTACGCTGTCTGGATTCCAGCAGATGGTTATTATGCTGATGGGGAGTGGAGGGAGGGTGGGATGACAGAAACCTCTGCTTTTTTCTCTGTTCAGTCTATTAAGAACACACAGGAAATAGAACACCTTCCTGAAGGAAGGCGTATAGACGACTATCGCCGCCTTTACAGCAGCACGCTTCTCCCCATGACTGGCGATAAAATAAAAATAACCGAGTCAGCACTCGAAACGGCTGACGGCGTATTGCAGGTAAAAGACTCCATCCTGTTTGTGAATATCATCGTTGACGGTGGCGACATGACGCAGCCAGCACAGATTATCATCGACGGCTATAAGTACGAGCTTACCCATCGAGAGCCATGGCGGAACGGCATTATTAACCACTACAAATACTACTGCGTGAGGAAATACGATGGCTGACCTTATAGAGTCGGTCGCAGTTTCTCTCCTTTCCCAGTTAATCACCATCCCGGTCATCCGAGCTAATCAGAACGGGCCGCGCCCGAAGCTACCCTATGCCACCTATCAGATAAGTGCCAGAACCACTATTGGTGGTGATGATTATGGTCTAGTGGACGGTAGCGGCCTGATGCCAGTAAAGGGGGTTCGGGAAGGTACGATACTGGTTAACTTCTATGGAGATGAGGCGAGAGAGAACACGGATAATCTGGTTAATGCAATCAGGAAAACAACATCTCGCTATCTGATGCGCCGGCTTCACCTTGTTATCAATGCTACCGGAAGCGTAACTGACCTCACCGCATTGCGAGATGATGCGAACTTTGAGCCTATGGCAAACCTCGACCTTACCTTTCGCTATACAACAAATTATACCGACGATGTCGGGCTTATCGAAACAGTGGACGTCACCGGGCAAGTTGGCGACGAAGGTATCCACGAAACAATCACCATCGAATAAATTTGGAGCTTTCAATGGCCTCATTGAACCAGATTGCTAATGTTGATATTTCACTCAACACAGCAACGGTAGGAAAGGCGTCTTTCGGTATCCCGCTGATTGTCTCTCCGACCACCGCATTTACCGACCGGGTAAGAAAATACAGTAGCTATTCCGCAGCTGCCGGCGACAATCTTGACCCTGCAACTCTGGCAGCACTTCAGGCCGTGTTCAGTCAGGATCCGCGCCCGGCAATGGCGTATGTTGGACGGCGCGACGCAGCAGGCGTAGTGTTCACATTGTCCTCAGCACCCGTTACCGGAAAGATTTATACCTTTAGCGTTAATGGTACTGACGTAACCTACACTGCAGCCAGTGGCGACGCTGAAGAAGATGTGCTTGATGGGCTCAGTGCAGCGCTAACCGCAAGCGCAGTGAAGGATATCTTTGCAGCACCAGTGGTTTCAGATGCCAAATTAACGCTAACTGTGTCTAATCCTGGCGACAACGTAGTTCTGCCAACCAGTAATTTGTCTATCACATTATCAGGCTCGACGGCCGGACTGGCTGCCGATATGGATAAAATCAAAGCTGCAGACAATTCATGGTATGGATGGTCACTTGTTGAGTTGAGCGACTCATTGATTCAGCAAGGTGCCACATGGACAGAAACGCAAAGCAAACTGTTCTTTGCGCGTACCGCGACTGTTGCTGTCTGGTCCTCTGCTGAAGACGATATCGCTAGCACCTTGCAAGACGCGCAATATCTTCGCACCGCACTTATTGCGCACAAAAACTCCGCATCGGAATATCCTGATGCTGCAGTTATGGGAAGGTTCTTCACCAAAGAGCCCGGGCAAACTGTGTTTGCTCTTAAGTCTCTGGTGACCATCACCCCAAGCGCCTTCACCGATACGGAGAAGTCTCTAATCATTGGCAAGAATGCAAACACCTACGAGCAGTACTCTGACAACATTTATCTATTCGGTGTAGGTACTGAGAATCAGGCGTCAGGAAAGGTTGCGTCCGGAGAGTGGATTGATATTGTCCGCGACCGAGACTGGCTGATTAATGATATCCAGACAGCTATCGCCGGCGTGATGATCCGCAACAGCAAAGTTCCCTACACCAACGTAGGTATTGCGCTAATCATCAATACACTGCGTGCGAGATTGCTCAACGCACAAACGCAAGGTGTCATTGCACCTGATGAGAAAGATAGCCTTGGCGAAACAGTGCCCGGGTTTAAGCTTTCTTATCCCAATGCCGCTGATGTTGATGCTGACATCAAAGCATCACGCATCCTTTATATCTCGTTCGATGCTCTTCTGGCTGGCGCTATCCAGTTGGTTAAGATCACCGGCACGCTTTCCTACAGTTACGAATAAGGAGCATTGAATGTCTGCTAATTATGGCTTGTCTGGCACATTTGACGGCTCTGAAGTTCATGTAATTATCGGCACCGTCCCTCTGTCTGGCTTCTCTGATGGAGACTCGGTAACCGCGACGCGTACAAGCGATCTGTTCACCAAGCGAACCGGACTTGATGGTGCCACCGGACGCGCCAAGAATACTGACAAATCAGGCACCATCGAAGTCAGATTACTGCAAACCAGTTCAGCAAACGACGCACTATCAGCGTTGTTAAACATGGATAGCCTTGGCCTTGAGGGGGATGCAGTCTTTCCTATCAGCGTCATCGATATGTCTGGTCGAACCGTCATTGCTGGCGCTGATTGCTGGATCCAAACAGCACCTCCTGTTGCGTTCTCAACCAATGCGGTAGGAGAGCGAGTGTGGGTGTTCGCATCAGCAGCCCTCCAACTATACGTAGGTGGTAACGACTAATGGAAATGCATACTTTCAACGTTGGCGAAAAGGAATTTTCTGCGGCAAAAATGAATGCCTTCTCTGCCGCAAAGCACCTCGTGAAGCTAAAGACATTGCTTGATAAAGGGCTGTCTCAGGGAACTGAAGCAAACGCCATTGCCCTGTTATCAGGAATCGATGAGAAGACGCTCGAAACCGTCATCATGCCAATCATGCGCGACGCTATGGCTGCTTGTGTTACCGATGGCGTGAAGCTTGATTCGGAGCAGAACATCAACAAGGTTTTCACGGCGGATACGCTTTTTGACCTTTTCCAGGTCATTTGGGAAGTGCTGAAACTCAATTTCGCCCCTTTTTTTACTCAAATCTTGAGTCTGTTTGGACTGAGCCCGGAAGAGTTATCAAGCCGGGTCAAGGCGCTGGCAAGCAAAAGCGCCCAGGCAAGCTAAGAGAAGATGTTCAGGATGAACTATGGGTTTGGCGCCCGATTATGCGGAAAATGTGTACCGTTGAAGGCGTCAAATCCGGAGTTGTTACAACAGAAGACATCATCAAATTGAACGGCCTGATTGATATGGCTGATTACTACGGAAGTCCGGAGGAATGACATGGTAATCCGTGAGTTGCTCATTCGTCTTGGGCTTCAGGGCACTGAACAAGCCGGGCGAGACCTGGATAAGATTGACGGTAAGGTTCACAACGTCACCGAGAGTTTCAGGGGGCTTGGGACCGTTCTTACCGGACTTCTGGCCGGCATAAGCATCAAAAGCATCATTGACGTCGCCGATGAGATGCAAAACCTTCGCTCTCAGATTGGCAATAGTACTGGTGATATGGATAACGCCGCCAGTAAGCTGGATGAGCTCACCAGGCATGCTAATGACGGGCGTGTATCTGTTGAGGCCTACACCGGTTCATGGGCGAAGATGAACAGCGGTATCAAGCAATTTGGCGGCGATGCCGATGATACAACCAAGTTCATGGATACGCTTTCGGCGGCATTCGTTAGTAACGGTACTGCTACTGAGTCAGCCAATGCAGCGCTGTTCCAGTTATCCCAAACGATGCAAGGCGGCGTAGTTCAGGGTGAGGAGATGAACTCCCTCATTGATGCGCAGGGTGAGTTGTTCAATGACATCGCCAAAGCCATCGCTGGAACAGTGCCAAATTACAAGAAGATGCAGTCTCAGGGGAAGGTTACGGCCGAGATGCTTCTCAAGGCGGTTAACCAGTTCTATGACAAGTACACTTCTCGTGTGAAAACAATGCCGATGACGGTGCAGCAGTCGTTAACCATCATCGGTAATAACTGGAAACTATTCATAGACAGGCTTAACCGGGAATCGCAGATCATCCCCAAAATTGCAGGGATGTTTCTGTGGATGTCGAATAAAGCTGAGTACGCGATGCAGATTGTCATTGATGCATTGGGTGGGGCTGAAAATGCGGTAAAACTTCTCACTGTTGCTATTGGCGCGGCAGGTTTGCTCGGTGCTATCTGGCTTCTCCCTGCCGCTTTCGCAGCACTAACATCCCCTGTAACTCTGTTAATTGCAGGAATGGTTTTACTCTATGCCATTGGTGAGGATGTTAATCGCTGGCTAAACAATCAATCGTCATTGCTAGGGAGGGCTGTAGGTCCCGTTACTGATTATACCGACTCAATAAGTGATTTAAACGCCGCCCTTGATTTCACCATTGGTAACGTCAAGGAAGTTATAAAATGGTTTAAATGGATGACGTTCTGGGTTGAGAGGGGGAATAAAGCACTTGCAGATTTTTCTGGTTTAGATGTTTTGGATGTTGTCTACAAAAATTTAAACCCCCTGGCTGGTAGTGCAGACATGTTTTCTGAGGTCATGAAATACTTCTCCAACTCTGGACCTGCAGCGAAGTTCGCATCTTGGCTTGGTATTGGCGGCGATTCTGTGGATGCAAAGTCTGGAACACAAAACAACAGCATCGGTGTCATCGCTCCTTCGCTGATTACTCCACAGAGTAATAGGGCACTAATAACTGTGAATATTGGCTCGATAGAGGTCCCGGCTGGCACTTCAGGAGAGCAAGTATCCTTCCTCAGAGATGCTGCAAAAGAAAGTTTTTCATCAGTTGGAAGCGACCACTTTACCAGTGACATGCTTTTTAATCGCGGGGTGACTCGATAATGGCTGGAACTGATTTATTGGGTTTCATCTGGAGCGGTAGTTCTGATGGTTTTTTTTCGATAGAGGATCCAAATGTCGGCTCGCTTGAGTTCGACTCTATTGATGCCGAGGTTCACGACTGGCAGAGGGATGTAACTCAAAATCCGGTTGAAAATGGTTCTCCTGTAGCGGACCACATCATAGACAGGCCAAGAAATTTAACCATCACAGGAATGATTAGTAACTCGCCAATAGATGGTTCAAACATCTTCCTAGGTGGTAGCCTACTTGATACAGACCGGGTAGCGGAGGCATTTCAGGTTTTAGATGCGCTGTATAAATCAAAGGCGCTGATAACCATCTATACCAGGTATGCTAACTACGTTGACATGGCGATATCTGGTTTAAATATCCCGAGAAGCCCAGACCTAGGTGATGCAATAACTATCACTATTCAGGCCACACAGATTCGTATAGTTACGACACAGTCAACAAATACCCCTCCCGGTCTTGGTGTAAAGAAACAGAGTGATTCGACTGGTAAGGCCGGCACTTCCAATAGTGCAGACAAAGCAACTCAAAAACGCGCATCTCCAGTTCAGAACAATGGGAAGTCGACTTCAGATGTTGGACTCCTTGAAGGAATTGCCTCAGGTGCAGGAAGCGCCATAGAAAGCCTTAAACAAAAGGCTGCTGATATCATCTCCGGGAGCAACCTGTGATAACCATTAACTTCATTCAGGGATATCCTGACCAGACATCTGATGTTGCTATCGGCGACCAGACATTTACTATCCGGGTGAAGTGGAATGAAAGGTTCGCCTTCTGGTCAATGGGAATCTATGACCGGGAATCAACACCGATTGCGACGGGAATGAGAATGGTGCGAGATTCTCGACTAATAGGGTTTCTTGGTCTGTCCCAGTTCGATGGCGACTTCATCTTCATGCGCACTTACGGTGATAAAGATGAGGCTGATTTTTACTCTCTCGGTGATGATTTCACGCTGGTTTATGTATCAGGAGATGAAATAGATGCCGTTGTTTCTGCGGACAGCTGAATTAATAGTAGGACGGCCTTCAGGTGAGGCTGTAAGCATAAAAGATCTGCGGTTCGAGTTTGATATCCAAAAAACATCAAGCAAGACAGCAAACAAATGCAATCTCAAGGTATACAACGCCTCACCAACGACCATAGCAATGATGGAAACTGTAAATAACCTTGTTATCCTCAAGGCAGGTTATGAGCAAGACATTGGCGCTGTGACTCTGTTTACTGGAACGGTTTGCCGCTCTATTACTTATCAGGATGGGCCAGACGTCCTGACTGAGATGGATCTTCGGGACAGCGTCATTCCACTTCGGGACGCTAAAATATCTGCAAGCTACCCACCTAATACTTCAGCTTTAACCGTTTTACGGGGTGTTTCTGCAAACTTCGGGCTTCCACTAAAACTATCTGTAAACGTAACAGACAGGCAGTATCAGGCCGGATTTGCCCATAATGGCAGAGCAAGAGATGCAATGGATAGGGTGTGTAACTTTCTCGGGCTGGAGTGGTCTGCACAGGATGGTGAGTTGCAGATCATCAAAAAGGGTGGTGTTTATGCAGAAACAGCCGTCGTTCTGACAAAGGACACGGGAATGATTGGCTATCCTCGCAGGGAAGCCAAACAGATGACCGAGAAATCAGCAGCTAAAGATGGCATCAAATATGGGCAAAAAGGTGTAATCAGGACTGTTGTCGATGTGGAAGACCCAACCGCTAAGCTAAAGGAGCGCGTTACACTGGAGGTGCAAGGGTATCGCGTGCAATCTCTAATTAACCCAGCCATCTATCCCGGTAGCTACGTAAAGTTAATATCCCGTGGTATTGATGGAGAGTTCTTCCGCGTAGAAGAAGCAAGGTACATGGGGGACACTCACGGTCAATCCTGGTTTGTAGAGGCGCTTTTAAGGTATCCAAATGTCTGACAGAAGTGATTTTATTGAAGCGCTGACACAGATGATTGGCAGCGAGCTTGACCAGGTAAATACAGCGATTCCTTGCACTATAACTGGCTATAACAACGGTAGAGTTACAGTTCGTCCGGACGGAGAAAAAAAATTCCCGGACGGTGACAGTAACGCATATCCAATCCTTCACAATCTTCGCCTTGTGTGGCCAAAGTTTGCGAATGGTCAGGCTGGCGTTAAGGGACCTGTCGGAGCTGGAGATAAGGGGCTGTTGATTGTATGCCAACAGGCCATAGATGACCCTGACGACCTCAGGAAGTTCGACCTTGTAGACAGCTATGTTATCCCAGGAGGCGGTTATGATGACTCAGTTCCTGGAAATGACGATATGCGCCTGTACTTCGGGAATGCTTTTATCGCTATTGATGGTAGCGGCAAGATCACCATAAATGCCCCTGGAGGCGTGGAGGAAACGACACCACTTCACACAGTGAAAGGCCAACTGACTGTTGAGCAGATGTTCACTTACCAAGGCGGCATGACGGCATCCGGCGGTGAAGGTGGCGTGGCGACAATCACAGGGACTGTAAATGTCAATGGCGATGTTGTAATAAATGGTATTAAAATAGCCACTCACAAACACCCCGGCGACAGCGGGGGAGAAACCGGGGGGCCAACAAATTGACAAAATACATTTTTTTTATTGCTTTTCTTTTCTCATGTACGTCTATGGCGGAGCCTCTTGGGGTTTTTGCGCCTAAAAACCCGAAGGCATTCTCTCTATTCAATAAAGCAATGCAGGATGACGAGGTAAGGGTTTTCCTGAAGGGGGGAGATTGCTTAACGTGCCGTGAGACTCAAGGTCCTTACTCTGCATCAGCATTGATAAAAAAATACAAGCAGAATGAATTGGCGGCCAACAAGGAGTTGAAGGGTAAAAATATAAGAGTAAGGACTATCGCGAGTGAGATTGGTGAAGATTTCCGTGGCAAGGCGTACATCCGGGCTGACGGCGATAATCCTTTTGAAAGTATCAACATGTATGTCGATGGAAATGATGAAAGATTCCTCAAAATGAGCAGTGGAGACAGGGTTGATCTTGTCTGTAGCGAGATAAAATACATCATGCATACACCAATGCTTGACTCCTGTATTATGTCATCAGACTTTGTGCGAAGTTTTTTCTATCCAGTCGATAAAGAGGTAATCGCAAGTACAGAGCCTGCTAATAAGTATCAGGCGATATTATCTTTTCTTTATAAATATAAAGAGAACAGTCTTGAAAAGGCATGCCTTAAAACTGAGAAAATTTGTACAAAAGAGATTAAATCCATCACTATGAATGGTGAACCGCCAGCAGAATTCAAGGCTCTAGCGGAGGCAAATAAGGAGAAGGCCAAGCGGATTATTTCTCTTTTTGAATCAGATAAATAACCCACCATCAGGTGGGTTTTTTACTTTTACTCATTTGAGTAACCCATGCGCTTCCCAAGGATTGCAGCAAGCCTTCTGTTATGTTCCTCTCCCTCACGAAGAATTGCAGCGGTAAAGGGATCTCTTTTCTCAAGTTCGGCAAGAAACGCGGCTTTTTCCTCTGGCGTGGATTTTGAATCCAGGGCCGCCTGAGTTGAATCAAAATCAACTATGTCGCTTTCACCTATCAGCTTTTCTGTCTCCAGCGCATCCTGAAGGATCTGGACAATCTCAGAGTTCATAGACCTGCCGTTCCGCTTAGCGCGATCGGCTATGGCATCACGCATACCATCAGGGAAGCGGAGCATGAATTTATCGTATTCGCGGACTGGTTTTTCTGACATAAGCACCTCAAAATTTTCTTGATGCTATCACATTGACATTATCCGTAAATTGAGTCACAGTGATATCATGTCACGGTGACATGATAGATGAGGATTGATATGGATACTTTATATACAGAAAGAAAAAGCTCTAGCTTCCAATTGCGTTTGCCAGAAGGAATGAAGGAAGAGATCCGCCGTATGGCTGAAATGGATGGGATATCGATTAACTCTGCAATTGTGCAGCGTTTGGCAAAAAGCCTGCGTGAGGAGCGCATGAATGGTCAGTAAAAACAGCGAAGCCCCATTGGCGGCAACCTTTGGGGCTTCTATCGAAAATAACCGCGAAGGAAATATCGACATGAACATTGTAGCTAAATCAGATTTCAACTTCCACGGTGTAACGCTCAATCCGGTAGAAAATGTCACTGGTGTCTGGCTGACATCTGCAGATATTGCGAAAGCTCTAGGTTACAAAAGCACCAAGTCAATTTCTAACCTCTTCGCTCAGTACGAAGATGAGTTCTCTCAGGGAATGACAATGGTCATTGAATCAGTGACCAATGGAATAAATGGCTCTACCCGCAGAATGAAGGTTCGCGTCTTCTCTTTGCGCGGCGCCCATCTTATAGCAATGTTCGCCCGCACTCCGGTCGCCAAAGAGTTCCGCCGCTGGGTGTTGGATATTCTGGATCGGGAAGTGGCGCATTCACCAATTGCTAAGCAGTTCACCGATGATGAGCTATGTCGACTCGCTTGGATGTGGGATGTAACCAATCGGATGCAAAGCTTTGCAAGAGATTTATACCCAGCAATGCGAACAATCAAATCAGAGTATGCAGGTAAGTTTTATGACTTTGGTAATGAGTTTCGCTGGACGTTTGAAGAAGCGAGAAAGGCTATAGCAAAGGCGTCTGAGCATATTGCATATGAACCACAAAACGACGACAACTGGTCGCGGGTGCTACCAAGATTAAGAAAGGAGCTTCACTGACAGGCGCATTGGACGGCGTAAAAAGAAAAACCGCCAGTGGCTGCTGGCGGTCTACTGAAGTCTGACAACGTATAGGAACGTATATGACTAAGAAGAATGTAGCAAATGTGGGTTCAATTGTCACTGACAAAACGATTGACAGCCAGTCACTGCTTGAAATGGTCAATCAGGCGCGTAAGCAATGCGGAGAGAGGCCGGTACGTAATAACGTATTCATAGATCGCATTCGTGATGAGCTTGAGGGGGAGGGTTACAAAACTTTTGTAACCCCCATGGACAAGTCTAAAGGCGGCGCCGATCAGGTCGTAATCGAAATGACGGTCAAGCAGGCACTGCGCGTGGCCGCACGCGAGTCTAAGGCCGTTCGCCGCTCTTTGGTTGATAAGCTGGAAGACATGCAGGCTATCCAGGTGCCGACCAAAAGCACCTCAGGGCTTACTGAATATCGGCTTGCCAAAGCTGAACAACTCAAAGCTCAGGCGCTGGAGAAAAACATCGCATCGGCCCGCGAGTTGATGTCAATGTTCCCGCGGCTTGGTGAATCGGCTAACCAGGTGATCGTAGCCACCCTTGTTAACCCACTTCTCGGTCACGAAGTTGTGCCACTGCCGGCGATTGAAGAGCATTACTCAACGGCGGGTGAAGTGGCAGCGCAACTCGGTTGCACTGCGAACAAGATCGGTCGCGTGGCCAATAAACACAACCTGAAAACTGAGCAGTACGGAAAGTTCTTTCTGGATAAGTCGAGGCACTCGGACAAGCAGGTTGAGGCGTTCCGTTACAACTCCGAAGGGGTTCAGGCACTGCGCCACCTGATCAACGGCGCTGATGTTGCGTAACTATATGAAAATAATCCTAAGCACTAATTAGTGCTTAGCATTCTCAAACCCGCTTAACTGCGGGTTTTTCTACTGGAGGAACATGATCGACTTCAGATTAAAAAACGGGGAGATTGCCTTCCAGAACGGGATTCTTCAGTACGTTGATGGTGCTGAAAGAGTCAGACAACAGCTTGAATTCAGGCTTTCCCTGTTTCGTGGAGAGTGGTTTCTGGACGGCGATTTTGGCACACCTCATTTCCAGTCAATTCTTGGTAAGCAAGTGACAGAAACTGGGGCCATCAATGCCATTAAGGCTCAGATTCTTGATGTTGACGGAGTTACGGCAATCAACTCATTCAACTGGAACTTTGATCGTAAGAATCGCCTGTTAACGGTGGAGTTCGAGGCGCAAACTGATTACGGCATAGTCCAGTACCCCTGAAAATTCTAAAACAACAAACCTCGCTTCGGCGGGGTTTTTTTATGCCCGGAGATAAGATGGCAGATACATTCATCACGGATACCGGCCTTGAAAAACCAACCCTTGCTGAATGTGTTCAGGAGGTTGGTGATTCGCTTGAGTCAGTCGTAGGACCCATTAACCGAGAGGCAGATAGCACAACGGGGCAATGGGTAGGCGTAGAAGCTGAGGCCAATGCGGTACATTTTGAGGCTCTGGAACACCTGTGGAATTCACGATTTCTTAATTTCGCCACAGGGATGGCACTAGACGCGATTGGAACATGGTTTGGCATATCGCGTAATCGTGAGTCGTACACGCAGGTGAATGCGGTAATTTATGGCACTGAATCAACACTGGTTCCGGCTGGGGCCATTGCTTCATTTGGTAACTACCAGTTTGTATTAACTGAAGCGTCAGTCATAAGCCGTACCGTTCTGGTTGATGGTGCCTTCCGTGTTAATAACGCCACACAGGCATCTTATACCGTCCGCGTTGCCGGGATTGATAAGACATACACAAAACAAAGCGGTGATACAGCAACAGACATTGCTGAAGGGCTGGCAGCGTTAATCGATGCGACGCCTAACTTTTCATCCTCTAATAACGGATCCTCTGTATCCCTGACGTCTGAAAACTTAATCCAGGGTTATTCTGTCTCTCTTGGTTCTGGGCTGTCATGGACATCCATTGGATCTCCTGCAGTATTTCGGGCAACAGAAACCGGGGCAATTGTTGTTCCGGTTGGCGGACTTTCAACACCTGTAAGTGCTGTTACTGGATGGAATGGAGTGAATAACCTGGTATCAGGTTCCACCGGCTCTGGCAGAGAGTCAGACAGCGATTACCGATTGCGCTTACAAAATGCACGGGGAAGCAATGGCGGAGCAGCCACTGAGCCAGCGATCAGATCTCGTCTTTTGAAGTGGTCAACAAAAACTGGCCACCGCGTTAGAGTTTTTCCAGTATCGGTTTTCTGA